TCATCAGCACAACCACGTCGCGCCGCACCACCTCGCGTTTCGCAGCCGCGTCCGAATCGTACAAGTCGAAATCAATGTCGCGCCCCCGGTAGGCCTCCCTCACTATGTGCGCTTGTGTTGGCTGTATGCCTAGCACTACGATCGAAAGTCGCCGGGGCTTCTCGAATTCGCCCCGCGCCAGATAGTCGCGCAGCTTCATATTCTCGCGCCCCTGCTGTCTTTCGAGGTCGCGGGCCATCCCGGCGCTCACCCGATCAGATAGGTCGCGGTAGCGCTCGCGCTCGCTCTCTGCTTCCTCGCGTTCGCGCTCCGCTCGCATTTCGCGCATGACCTCACGGGTTATTTCGCGCACTAGCGCCAGCGCCAGATCACCGATCGAGACCGCAGATTTCGGCGGCTCGGGTATCGGGTCTAGCACCGGCGCGGGTGCTGGCTCCGGGATCGGCTCGTACCGGATGTCGTTAACCCAGCCCTTCAGCGCGTAGACCACGCCGTCGGTGATCTTTCGCCGTCGCGACATTGGCAGGACCATCTGCGCCGCGCACAGCAGCGCTTTCGGGTGGGAGAGCCCCGGGTCTTTCGCCCGGATCACTCGGATCTGTTGCGCGATCGCCGCGCGTTCTGTCGCTGACCATTGGATGCGTGTTGCCATGACTCTGCCCCCTTTCATGCTACCAGTGCCAATGCCGTGTCCAGCGCGTCGCGCTTGAGACGTGCGCCAGCGCCGAACCATGCCGACTGCAGCCGGGTATCGCGCGAATCGGCCTTGCGCTCGTGATCGGCGAAGCGGGTCACCGCGTTGAGCAGCCCCCATGCCGTCCCGGTCGCGGTCTTCGTACGCTGGCCCACGCCGTCCAAATAGATCTTCGTCACCATCTCGATCATCGGGCGCTTGGTGGTCACGTCCACCTCTTCCTCTGCGCCGTAGAACACGTCGACGAAGTAGCGAGTCGCTTCCTCTTTCGACACAGTCCGCTTCGCCAGCGCCTTGGCGTTCACCTTGAACGAATCCCAGGAGCCGCCCACGAGCCCGAGTTCGGTCTTGAATCGGACCGGATCGAAGTTCGTCGAATGAGGCACGCGGATTTGGCCGCTCTTGTTATCGACGGCCACGCCCAGCGTGTTGGCGCAGACCACGCGAGTCGTGGTGAATTGGGCGACGTTCGACAGCGTACCATCGCACGACGTGGCCAGCAGCAGGTAGGGGAGCACGATGTCGCCGCCGCCGACGTCGAAGGTGTCGTCAGCCCGGGCCAGCGCCCAATAGGTCGCGCCGTCGCGCAGCATCCCGGCGGTCTCCATCTTGAAGCCGCCCACCTCGGTCAGGTCGCGAAAGAACTCCATCACGGCGCGGGGCTGGGTGATGTGATAGTTGCTCGACATGACCGAGAGCGGCTGTCCGGTGTCGGAGCGGTACAGCGCCCAGCGTTTCGGCACGGTCTGCATACGCAGCGGGGCGTCGTTCTCGTCGCGCACCTCATAGGCGATCGCGCCCTTTTTCACTTCCCAGTCGAACCCGGCTTCGCGGGCCCATGTGTCGATGCTGGCGTCCGGGGTCAGCACTTGGCCGAGCCCGTGCCACGGGGTCTCGCCGACGTAAGCCATGTTGGTGCGGCCATTGGAAAAGTCTAATTCGTGTGCCATGGTAGGAGTCCTCTATTGGTGGTTGAAAAGCTTGATTATAACACAGGTGCCATAGGTCTGTCAAGTATCAGACGATCGGCGGGGTCCAGTCGATGAAGAATGCGAGCCCGAACATGATCGCGAACATGACGCCGGACGCGATCCAAAGCAGCGCGTCCCGGATCATACGAGGTCCATTTGCGTGATGTTCATCTTCTCGACGTCCACAAGGTGGGCGGCGACCCATTCTTCGCCCAGCGTGGCGCGGGCGGCGGTGACGTCCATGCGGCGCTCGGTCGTGAACTTGATCGAGACCTGCGTGGCGCGGCCACGGTAGACGGCTTCGCCGCCTTTGCGAAAGATCTCCTTCAGATGCTTCTCGCGGGCGGTCAGGGCACGCAGTTGGTCACGCACCTGCGCCAATTCGTCCACCATCTGCTCGGTGATCACTACCTCGACGGGTTTAGCTATTGTCTTTGCCATTTTCTGTCCTCTATCGGTTGGTTGAAAAGCTGTATTATAACACAGGTGGTACAGGTCTGTCAAGTACCTCGCGAATCTGGTCCTCCACCAGTCGGGCGTAGCCCCCGATGTCGTGCCACGAGTCGATGTGGTCCGGGTCGCCATTCAGAATCCGCGAAATCTTGGCCGCGATCATGTCAAGCGACTCGCGCTGCGCGTACGTCATCGTGTGCCAGTTCGGCGTGTCGTGCATCACGTCTTTCAACTGCTGCGCGATCCTCGCTTGGGCAGCGTACTCGCCGTATGTCTCGTGCCGCTGCTGCAGCGTATCTTTAACGTCGTTCATATCTTTACTCCTATGTCTATGTCTATATCTATGTCATTATCCCATCGCCGCGACCAGACCCCCTTTTCTATATCGCCCGGTAAACGCGGTCTCAGGCGAGCTCTCGATAATGTCGGCTGCGATCTCTTCCGGCTCCTCGCCCCGCAGCATCCGCTTGATGGTGGCCTCGGTCGTGATCTGCCGTCCCAGTGTATTGCCCGATATCGCCGCACCCGGGCGGTAGCGATTACCACTGGCTCGGATTTCGGCTTGGAATGGCTCCACCAAATTGCGCAGTTCAGCGGTGTCCTCAGGCCGGTAGTCACCCAGTCGCAGCCCGCCCACTTCCCCGGCGGCGTTCTTCGGCCCGTACGCCCCGGCCATTTGCGCTTCGCGCAGCCAAAGCAATCCGGCCAGCTCATCATCCGAGAACTGCCCCGAGATCGGACCCTTACCATAACTATCGGCCAGCTTATTTTCGGTCAGCCCTATCGTTTGATCGTAAAGATCGGCCCCGCGTTTGAACTTCTTCGGATCGTTCGATCGCATGCCGTACAGGCGTTCCAAGTATTCCGCTTCAGCAGCCGCGTCGTCGATCGGATACCGGAACAGCTGGCCATACGGCTCCTCCAATGGTGCGATCCCCTTGAAATTCCCGTGCCCCATCCGGTATGCGCCCACATTGTACAAGCGGCGGGCCTTATTTACGTCGGTGAGCCCGTGGGTCACATTACCCTGCCCAGCGGAACGCAGCACGTCGTAGGCGAGTGCGTACAGATCCTGTCCTTTGTTCGGCACATCTTTCCACCACGCCTCGTCACCCACGTTCGCCTCGTCGGGCCTAGTCCCCATCGCGTTGATGCTGTACGCGCGAGGGTCTTTAGCACCGGGCGGCTTGTCCCGCTGCAGCCGCTGCATCATGCCGTAGGACATAGGGTACTCACCCCTAGATATATCATCGATGGCGTCACTCGAGAAATGCAATGATGGGTTGTTGTAGAAGCTATCGACGGCAGGATCCATCTTGCGAGCGCCCTCAGGCCGAAGCATCAGCGAGAACCGATTCGGCAGCTCCATTGGCCGCTCAATGATCGACGGCATGCCCCTGTTCTCCACCAATGACGCCCGTAGTGGCTCGCCACGCTTCGTGGTGCCAAATCGCCGAGCATTGTTGTACTGCTCGATCACGTCCGCTGGGAACATCCCCTCCTGTGCCGCGCGGAATGCGGGGTCAATACGTTGAGCACCGGGTAGCTTCCCGATCCCCATGTGTACGGTATTGACCCCTCGGGCTAGATCAGCTAGCGATAGCTCCTGATTCGGGCTGAACATCCTGCGTAGAAAGCTGGGTCCTTTTCCGGCCATAGTACACCTCGTCGCTGATTGCTAGCGTTTGTAAATGAATGTCGATCGTATCCTGCATCGGATCGGCGTAGCCACCGGCCAGATTCCAGACCAGCGGGATGCCCCGGTCCTTCGCTGCGGTGAACAGTGCGTGGTCACGTGTCGCAAGTGCTTCCTTCGATAGGTATCCGGCCCCCAGTGGGTCACACTCCCACGCGTCGGCACCGGCTTGGTACATGATTATACCAGCCCGAGAGCCGCGCAGTAAGTTGTCGAAGTAGACTAGCCACTCGTCCTCGTCCCAATGGGGCCGTGTGTACTCATCAAAGTGCACCCTGTCGTGATTGGTGACTTGCCCGCCCACGTGCATCCTTCGAATGATGTCGCGCGTCCCGTCGCCAACGTGCGCGTCCCCGTCCACGATCAGCACGTTCTGCACCGCTTGCTCGTCCAGCAGCCGCATCACGGTGATCATCAGCCCGTTGAACGTGCAGAACCCGTGGCACCGGTCGTAGTGCGAATGGTGGAACCCCTGCGACGCCGAATTGGCAACCCGCCCGGTCTCCAGCGCGTGCTTCGCGGCGTAGTACATAGACGCATTCGACGCTAGTAGCGACTCGTTCACGTCGGCGCGAGTATTGCCGAACCCGTTGGCGGTCTCCCCGGCGAACACCGAGCGGACGAAGTCCGGGTCGTGCGCGGCGTACAGGTCGCCGATGTCAAACGGTCGGAATTCCTCGTGGTCGCGCCCGGACTGCTGCACGTACGCCGGGATCTTGGCTACGGAGATCCAGTCGTAGGTGGTCTCTTGCGACGGGTGGTAGTATATCGGTGTTCTCATGGCTTGTCCTCTATAGTGGTTGGGGTGAGTCGTACATTATACCACGGGTGTGGCTCCGTGTCAACCCCCTCCTCCTTCCGCTCGGTCACCGAACCCGGCTCCAAGTGCTCGCGGGTCG